GCACCTATGCCTTCTGCAGCGCCACGCATTGTTTCTCTGGCCCTTGGGTCTACAAACCTTTCTCCCATGGCTGGGTCATAGGCTTGCATACTTTGCTCGTACAACTGCCTGGCTCTAGGATCTGCAAATAAACCCGCTGATGCTGGATCAAAACCCCGACCACCTGCGCGGTACATTTCTTGCGCTTCTGCTAACTGCTGCCCAAACCCACCTAAGCCACCTGCTAGATTGCGAGCCTGTATCTCTAGTGGAGAAAGACCAGCAATTTCTTTTTCAGGAACGGGAATGGGCTGATTAATTAACCCCTCAGGACCAAAATAAGCCTCCAGCATCCTCCTCGATGCAAGTTCAGCAGCAGGGTCCTGAAAGGATCGAGTAAAACTTGGCGCAAGAACAGGCGCTGCTCTTGAATAAGTTTGCGTCTCACTCATGATGAAGCCCTCCTCATCGCTTGTTCACCGGCACTTTGAAGGGCATACATCATTTTTGCCCCCTCTCTACGCTGATCTTCTTTACTTTGATCTGCTCCACCGAGCTTGCCTATACCTCGCACAGCTTTGGCGTTTACAACAAACTCGCCATCAGAAAGCATAGCGGGTATATCGTCAGATGTTTCTGTCCCTGGACCAGATATAGGGCCATTCATTCTTTGGAAATCTTCTTCTGAAAAGCCGCCATTAGCGAGAGTCATAATCCCACCGTATCTTGCTGTTTGTACTTCATCAGATCCGCCGAAGATTGACTCATATTGTTTTTTTGATCTTTCCCAATCAGCTAATGCTGCTTCGTATTTTCTTCTCTTCCTTCCTGCATTTATTCCTTGAAAAAACCCACTGCCGTCTGGCCTAAGACCTTTCGCACCATAATCTCGTGGATCTGGCTTAGGAACTTGATATTCATAAGATCCTACTTCTGCTAACCCTTGGTCTTCCCTTTGAAAATTAATAATGTCTTCTATTCTTTGTTGCTCAAAATCACTGAGCCCAGAAGTTGATGGCGGTTGCAATGTCTCAATGCCCCCGCCTACGCTAGGTGATGGTTGCCTTGGAGCCATTCCGAGCATTGTTAATTGTTGTCCGGGGGCTGAGGGAGTCTGGTAGTTAGCATATTGCTGATCTTGCATCCCTCCGTATCTTATGTCGAAGCCTCCTATACCACGGGGTAGGAATGTTTTAGCAGACTGTTGCATTTCACTTAGGCTCATATCGCCTAATGTTCTTTGAGGAGCAAAAGCTTGGGAACGAGTAGCGTCAAGCAAGGCTTGCCTTGTGAAATCGTCAAGTTCTGGTCTTCCAGGTGCTGGCGCTGGACCTTTCGGTTTTTTTAAAGCACCTATGGTAGAAGCTATTGCAGCTATTTCTGCTATGAAAGCTTCTGGTTGACCTGTTTGAGGGTTGGTCGTTAAGCGCCCTCCCGGAACAAGAGATGCAATACCCTCAACTTCTCTTGGATTCATATGAACTAACATAGAATCGCCAAAACGTCCTTGCGCTGCTAGACGTTCTGCATCTTTTTGCATAGGAGGGTTTTTCATTAGATTAGTCATCTAAAGCGAATCCTTTAGTATATTGAAATACGCTAGCATCTCCAACGCTTCCTAGCTTGCCTCAACCTAGAATTAGGGTTCCTTGCCGCCTTTGGATACATCCTCATTTGCCCTGCAGATCTAGCACAAAATGACTTGCGCCGTTTAGCGTCTTTGCTTCCCTTTTTAACTTTACCTGTTACCGCTGTTTTTAACTTGCTCCCAGGATTAGCCCGCCGGTAAGACTTTACTCCAGCCCTTGTCATTCCAGCCCCAGCTTTTGTGGGCCGAAAGTTCTTCTTATTCCTTTTAGGCATAACGGGTCGTCTTCTGACCTTTCCGCCGTTATTAAACTCTTGTACAAATTTTTTAAACATCAGCTGTACTTAGTTACTTTTCTTCTGTCTGGCATCACTGCGCCACACCCTCGATGATTCTTGCTCATCAAGCCACCGTTTGCTTTTTTAACAAACGTCTTCACATTCGTGGGCTTGCCTCCAACCCCCTGTGGTTTTGCCCTTTTCCTGCGAACTGCGCTTCTACGCTCACCCTCAGTCATTCTCTTCGCAACAGATCGAGGCACGCACTTTGGGTATTTCCTACCAGATTTTGCAGCACGCTTACTGGCAGAGGCTTTCTTACGACCACACTTTTGAAACTTGCCGCCCTTTTTGGGAGCGCCAATATCAACCCAGTCACCTTTCTTGCCCTTACCAAACCATTCTTTCAGGCTCATCAGGATATCCTGGTTCTTTTGCGCTTATCTGGCATAAGCATATTTTGACCTCGAGCCTCTATGAAACCGCCATTTTTCTTGCCCTTAGGCTTTGGACCCCGAAAGTCTTTTCTTTTTAACCCAGAGGGATCTTTGATTTTTCCCGCACATATACGGCTTGCATACGCATTAGCGTAAGCAGAGGGGTAAACATCAAACTTCTTCTTGGCCGCAGCTTTTCCTCTAGGACACAATTTTGTTGAGGATTTTCGCTTAGGCGATTTAGCACGTCTTCTAATTTCTGCCATTAGCTAATACTCACAATGATAGAACCATTTGTAGCAACGCTTACTGTTCCAACGCTGCCTGTAGCACTCACCCCAGATGTCGAGGGCACAGATATATTTTGCCATACGCTTCCTAAATACACCTGAAGCACGCCCTCTGTCGTATTCCAGATTACTGTGCCTGCATTGAACTTTAGTTGGTCCCTTCTTTCTGAAGTGAATTGCGGGGTGTCATCAGGATCAAATGCGTCCAGACTAAGTTCCAGCAAGCGGACGGTCCTATTGAACGTAGATGGATCAACCACCTCGTTCATTGCAAAAGGAAGCCTGCCCTGTAGTAACTTGGTCATCGTCTTCCGTTAGGTCTGATGTCTAGGCGAGTGCCGCCAACCCTGAATCCTACCCCGAGCCTAACGCCATTGGTCGCATCATCATCTGATTCAAACCTTATTACTGCTTGCCTCGCCCTAGCACGCATATCAATTTTCGTTGTGGTCGCTGTAAAGCTGCTAGTTTGATCAGTGGTCAACGAGTTCCCTGGGAAGTTCCTTTGCTTCAGCACCACATTTATCTGTTGTTCACTGCCACCTGATCCCGTGAACTTAACATCAGGAATCATTCGTTTAATAAATTGAAACTCCTCACCTTCTCCAATATCAAAATCAGCAGACTCAATGAACACATTGTCCATGGGCGAGCCATCATCATCATGGCCCGTCTCATGTTGATAGAGGTATGGAACAGAACTCGCTTTTCCTGCAGCGCGAGGGAAAGCAACAATGCCCTCATCTAGCCATGCCGTTCTAGACAGTTGGCCAATGTTCCATGTCTGCTCCACGTAGTTGTAAGCGACAAACCTATCAATAGAAGTTGAATCTTCAGAACAATAGAACCAACCTACCTCATTAAATTTCTTATTGAGAAAAGCGAAGAATTGAAATGATTGTCCTTCATTGATGTCATCAAACACGTAAGAGTGCACGCTACATGGCACTGAATTTACTGCCCCTGAATAACTGTAAAACCCTTTTTTAGACATCCAGAATATGCCTTGAGGCGTATTAATTGCAGCATTAGGACCTACCAAGCTAACCCCTTCGTTGATCAGGTTTAGTCCAAACGTAAGAGGAGGCCCAATAAACTGAAGGCTATATAGCGCAGTATCTGTCCATATTAATGTTTCTTGCCTTGCCCGAATCCCGCCTATTATTTCTGAACCTGCAGAACACCGTAGAGACCCTGCTGTATTAGTAGACTTAGGCTCCCATTCAGCAGCATTTTCTTGGTCAGAGAAGGCGATCAACAATGGATCGATCGAACCAGTTCTAGCTGATCCTGCTGCATTAATCGGGTCTGCCCCAAGAATTAAGACGTGCCTGTCAACGTCAGAAACAATAACTTGAAGACCCTTGGTGGGCGCAAGATTTGCCCCTGACAAAGCAGTAAGCGCAACTGCCCTCGTTGTTAGACCGTCACTATTATCCCAATAATAGATGCTGCCACCCCTAGGGTTAGATATTAAATCTTCCCCAAAGTTATCCATGGACCAAAGGCGCAATTGGTTAGAGTCAGTGAGCGAGGTCGTTGAGCCCCATGATCCAGATCCCCAGCTGCCAGTGCCCCAGCCCGTACCATCAACAAAGACATCTAGGCCAGAGTTTATTTGATATGCGCCTACAACAGAGCTTCCTCCATTACCGCTGTCACTGCTGTTCGCTGTGACGGTGTCACCAGATGTATCTTTGGCGACAACAGTATATGTGTTCACTGTTGGGACAGACTCAATTTGATACTCTTGGTTTAAGACAGAGGCAATAACATTACCGCCAAGTGATGCCGCTCCAGAAAAGGTAACAAAGTCTCCTTCAGCAGCACCATGGCTTGAGTCCGTAACGGTCAAAGTGCTAGAGCCATTAGTTGCTGCAAACGTAACATCCCCGGCACTGGTTGTTGACCTGATAGGCGTTACATCGTTATAGGTGGTGCCTTCCTGAATATATAACTTAAACCTAGTCCCTAACCCTAGAAGCTTGGTTCCTTCTAGGTTAACCCACCCATGAAGCTTTCTACCCGTCCCCTCGTAAGAGGATTGTATGTATTTTTGCCAACCGCCTATCTTTTCTGGAAAACCTTTGCGGAAGCGCACCAGATTTCCATCAAACCAACCGCCTTCGGCACTATAGTCCGTGCCTTCTTTGTTGATTCCTGGGTTGAAAATAAACTTTTGTAGAGGCATTACTGATACTCGCCCGTACGGATCATTTCTGTAACTTCGACTGCCCGGTTACCAACCTGCTGGGACCATCTGCTATCCATGAACTCGTTAGCAGCTATCTCATATTGGCCGTGCGCCATGGCTTCCAAAGCGTTTACGAAACTTCGCAATCTTGTTAAGCCAAGGTTGAATGCAATATCAATCATCGCGTCACGTCG